CAAAACAACACTGCAACTGCAGGCGTGTTTGACCTCGACGTTGACTCCAACGGTCGCTGGTCGGTTGAGAAATTCAAAGGTCTTCTCTTCCAAATCGAAAGAGACATGAATGCTATCGGGCATGAAACTCGTCGCGGGAAGGGCAACATCCTCATCTGCTCTGCTGATGTGGCATCTGCTCTGTCCATGGCTGGTGTGCTTGATTACACTCCTGCTCTGTCTGGTAACAGCAACTTGCTGCCCGACGACAACAGCAGCACTCTTGCTGGTACACTTAACGGTCGTATTAAGGTCTACGTCGATCCTTACTCTGCCAACGTTTCCGATGCTCACTTCTATGTGGCTGGTTACAAAGGTAGCAGTGCTTATGACGCAGGTCTCTTCTACTGCCCCTATGTGCCCCTCCAGATGGTCCGTGCTGTCGGTCCTGACACCTTCCAGCCCAAGATTGGCTTCAAGACCCGCTACGGCATGGTCGCTAATCCCTTCGCTGAAGGTCTTACTCAGGGTCAAGGCGCACTCACCGCTAACGCCAACCGTTACTACAGACGTGTTAAGGTCACCA